AACACGATTGTTTATACAGTGCCAGAGAAGACTGGTCTAGGTCAAAGAATTGCAAGAGCAAAATTAGGAATTATCTTTCACACAACATATCGAGGCTCATCTATCGACAAGTTAAAAGCATCTTTTGGTGCAGATGTATCGAAACTCAGACGTTCTCCCAATGTATGGTTTGACGATGCAACGTACAAAGATGTAACAGGTAATGTGATGATGACTTTAGGTGAGGGTGAACAACTTACTAAAATGTTAAACATGGCAAGAGGTTCATTGAAGAAGTCAACATCATTATTAAATAAAATGCAAACAGACCTATCGGATTATTCGGTAGGTTTAAATTTAAAGACATATCTAAATACTTTTATTAGACAAATGCAAGACGTACCAACAACTACAAAAGCAGTATCAGGTTTTAGAAACTACTATGAAGGTAAAGTTGGTGCAGCTATAGATAAAGTTAAGAGACAAGAATCGAAAGATAAGTATAAGAAAATACTTGAAGACGGTCTAAGATTTATAGATCGTGCAGGTGAACAGGTTTACTTTGCGATAGCAACATACAAAACAATACAACGTGCAAAGAAAGTTGTTGTTGATAAACTAAACAAAGCAACATCGATTGGTACATTTGTTGTCAAAGGTAACGGATTAGAAGTAACTAATCCAGAAGGTTACGTAGTAGTTGATGGTAAAGGTACAGCGAGAAAGTTAGTTGATCGACTAGAGTTTTCTGCAGCTAATTTCACAGCTGCAAAACGTTGGGATAAAGGAACAAGTAAAGTAGCATGAGCAAGTTAAGACAATATACATTTTATGAAACAGGTGAAGAACCTAAGAACGTTGAAGCAATGTCGTTTAGAAAAGCAGTTAAGTCTTTTCAAAACAACACAAAGGCAAAAGAAGTAACAGTGGAATGGGAAGCAAAAAAAGGTGGAGTATATACAAAGAGACAAGCTCTACCATTAGGACGTAGTAAAAAATTAGGAAGATGAAGAAGACACTAAAAGAATTTTTGGCAAAGGGTAAAAGACCTAAGGCAGTAGCATTTGCTTTTGGTCGTATGAACCCACCTACTGCTGGACATGAAAAACTGATCCAGAAAGTAGAAGCGACTGCCAGAAGAATTAAAGGTGATGGTATCATCTATGTAAGTGCATCTCAGGATAGAACAAAGAATCCTTTAGATGCACGAACAAAGATTAAGTATCTACAACCTTTATACAGAAACATAAAGTTTGTTGCCGCAGGTGGTAACACTAGAACGTTTATGGAAGTATTAAAGAATGCTTTAGATAGAAAGTATTCAGATGTTTATATGATTGCAGGTAGTGATCGTGTGAGTGAATTTAAAAGATTAATTACACAATATAATGGAAAAGATTTTAACTTTGATAAGACAGAGGTAGTTAGTGCTGGCGAAAGAGATCCTGACGCACAAGGTACTTCTGGAATATCAGGTACTAAAATGAGATTGTATGCTGTTAGAGGAGACTATAACAGCTTTAGAAGGGGTCTGCCAGTCAAAATGAAAGACGCAGATGGAAAGAAACTATTTAAAGATTTAAGAACAGCAATGGGCATTAAATCACAAAAAGGATTTGGAGTTCAAATGAAACCTATAATGAGTTTAGAAGACTTTGAAAAACAAGAACTAAGACAAGAATATATTGAAGAAAATATATTTGAGATCGGTGATTATGTAGAAAATATGAATGATTGTTCTATTGGTAAAATCATTAAAAGGGGAACCAACTATCTCGTATATGAAATGGAAGACGGTGGAGTTAAGAAAGCTTGGTTACATGAATGTTGTGCTGTAGATGATGCACAAATAGAAATGATGGAATCAACAGACGTACAAAAAGAAAAAGTAAAAGACGTTGTGTTACAGAAAAATTCTGATACATTAGACGATGACGATGACGACTACTTAGAAGACGTTAAAGTTAAACAGGATCCTGATGTAGATGATAAACCTGGTACACAACCTAAAAAATATTATAAGGGAGTGTCTAAAAAAACTAAAGATAAAAGGGCAGCTCACTTTAAGAAAGGCGCTAAGATGGATGATGATAATCCGAACGCATACAAACCAGCACCTGGTGATAAAGATGCGAAAACGAAACCAAGTACATACACTAAACAATTTAAAAAGATGTACGGTGAAGTGAATGAAAGTCGACCTGGCCTTTGGGCGAACATTCATAAGAAAAGAAAAGAAGGCAGACCAATGAGAAAGAAAGGTGAGAAAGGCGCACCTACTCAACAACAGATTAAACGAGCACAAGGTGAAGCAGTTGAAATCGGAAAAGATTATGCTAACCATGCTAAAAAGATTACGCCAAAAGAGAAAGCAAATAAATTTGCAATGGCACCACACATGGGCAAGTTTGATCCAGTGGAATATGGAATACATTTAAAAGATATTAAAGAATGGGCAGAGAGTGAAGCAACTATTGCTAAGTATCAAAAAAGATATGGCGATACTTGGGAAGAACAATTAGGTAAAGTTGTTAACAAGATGATGGAGAAAACTCAGAAAGCAATGTCTGAGAAATTAGATGCTCTTCAAAAGAAAGCAGACAAGTCTGGTATCTCATATGGCACACTAAAGAAAGTTTATGACAGAGGTATGGCTGCATGGAAGACTGGACATAGACCTGGTACAACTCCACAACAATGGGGTTACGCTAGAGTTAATGCGTTTATAGTTAAAAGAAAAAAAGGTAACTTAAACCATGATAAGGACTTAGCATAATGAAAACATTAAAACAATTTGAAGACATAGATAAAAAATCAGACGAAGTTATCTATGAACATGAACAAGAAGGTATACAAGAAGCAGAATACCAAGGTAAAAAAGTAAAACTAAACGACCCTATCAGAGGTGGTTCTAAGAAGTTTTATGTTTATGTAAAAGATGGCGATAAGATAAAGAAAGTATCATTCGGTGATACAACTGGTTTATCAATTAAAAGAGATGACCCAGCAAGACGTAAATCTTTTAGAGCCAGACATAATTGTGATAACCCAGGACCAAAAACAAAAGCAAGATATTGGTCGTGTTACCAGTGGAGAGCTGGAGCAAAGGTAGACAACTAATGACAACTAGATACAGATCAACTTGGCATTTGGATGAGGGTTCTAGTGCTTTTAATCCTACAGTACATGATAAAGACTTAGGTGTTGTAAGTAAAGACCAATCTTTAAGATATAAAAAACTATCACCAAAAGATAAAACAATAGTGAAAGATTTAGTATCTAAAAAGGTTAGTGTAGAAAAAGCATTAAGGCATATTAGAAATAGAGAAATAATTAGATATTATGATATGCTTGATAAATTGAAAAAAGAAAGTGTAACAGAAGCTGACTTAACCAAAAAACAAATTAAAATGGTACATAAGACAGCAGATGATTTACCTAAGAAAGATTTCAAAGACCGTTATGGAAAAGAAAAAGGTGACGCTGTTAGATATGCAACAGCAACTAATATGGTTAAGAAAAAATTAGGAATGAAAGAAGAAGAACAGATTGACGAAGTGTTTATGGATGCTTACGTCATCACGTTTTCTTATAGAGGTGATAAAGACAGATCAGTTGTTGTGTTTAAAAAAGAACATGACAAAGATATCTATGTCGATTTTATAAAGAAAAAGGGTGGCAAAGTTCACTCAGTTAAAAAACGAAATTTAAACATGAAAGTTTAAGGGAGAGAAAAAATGGCAAACGGACTATTTAAAGGAAACGCTACTTACTTCGGTAGAAAAAGTGGCACACTAGAGGACATCGTTGCAAAGATCAACGAGGCACCTAGTAAACCAGAAGTATTTGATATGAAAAGTGAAAGCGAAGCATACAAGAAAGTATTCAACGCTGCAATGAAAAAATTTGGTGTTAACTCACCAGCAGATTTTAAATCAGACGAAGAAAAGAAAAAGTTCTTCGACTACGTTGACAAGAACTACAAGGGTAAGAACGAAGCAATGGATGATAAAGCTGCTGACATGAACAAGAAGTTAAAATCAAAAGACGGTGAAGAATCGCCAGTTAAAAAATCTGTAAGAGAAACAGTAAGAGACATGTTAATGAAAGCATGGAAGAACGCAGCTGATCTTGCAGAGAAAAATAAAGTAAGCGAAGGCGAACTACCACCTGCATTGCAAAAACATATTGACAAAAAGAAAAAAGATAAAGAAGCAAAAGAAGAAGAAGTAATGCCTACTAAAGAAGCAGACAAAGGATCAAAAGGTGACAAACCTTATCCACATTTAAAAGCATCTTACGGTATGAAGAAAGCATCTTATCACATGAAAGCTGACAAGCATATGAAAGCTTCTTATCACAAAAAGGACAAGTAACATGGCTGAACTAAAAGATTTCGGCACAGTTAAAAATTGGTACGAGGCTTACAAATCAGTACAAGAAGCTGAGATGAAGAAACCAGAAGACAAAGAAAAAGAAGATAAGAAAAAGTCTCCTGTAGAAGTCTTACCAAAAGATGGCGGTGACGAAGAACAAGAAGAAAACAAGGAACAGAAGCCTGAACAATCTGGAGAAGTTGAAAAGTTAAAAGCAGAAATCGAAAAACTAAAAGGTGAGTTACAAAAGAAAGACCTTGAAGTTAAAAAGAAAGATGCTGAAACAACTGTAGAACCTAATCCTGATACAGGTGAGATTCCACTTCGTGTTGGTATTGCTCAGTCAATACTTGACAAGAAGAAAAAGGCTGAGAAGAATGGCAAAAAAGAGATGAAGAAAGAAGAAGTAAACGAACAGTTTACATCTATGCAGATCGATAGATTGAAGAAAGAATTTTCTAAGATCAATGTCATTTCAACTAGCAAAGCAAATGCTCTATCTAAACATTTAGATGGACCATCGTACGGTAAAGGTGAATTAGAACAACTTGTAAAGGCAGATATTAAATTTGTATCTCCTGTAGCAGTGAATAAACTAATTGGTAAACATGGTTACAATGCGATGAAAATTAACAGATTGAGAACTAAAAGATAATGAATAAAACGTTTGGACAGTTTAGAGCTGACTCTCTAGTTACACACTTTAGTGAGAACAAAGACCTACCTACTATCTACTGTGATATGGATGGTGTTGTTGCTGACTTTCATGGTGGACTAAAGAAGATGGAATCTGAACTACAAAAAGCAGGATATAATTCTGTACAAGATTGGTTAGATTCACCACTGTCCGATGATAAATGGAAACCGATTGTAAGGAATAGAAAGTTTTGGAGTACACTCCCTATGATGCCACAAGCATTGAAACTCTATAACTACATTCGACCTTACAATCCAAACATATTATCGGCAGTCGCTAGACGAGATCCAAACTGTCGACCAGGTAAGTTAGCGTGGTTAAGAAAGAACTTACGTATGACTGATACTAGTCGAATTAATTTAGTGCGAAGACGTGATAAAAAACAGTATGCTAAAGGAAACTTATTGATTGATGATTTACAAAAGAACATCGCAGAATGGAAAGCTGCTGGTGGGACTGGTATTTTACACAAATCAGTAGGGCAAACTATAGCACAGCTGAAAAAATTAGGATATAAATAGTAATGTTATATAACAAAGTAAACTTATTAATAAGGAGAGATTAAAATGGGACTATGGGGAACAGGTGCAGATAGCACTGATAATAAACCTAAGAATTTGACCACTGATACTAACTCCGATTATGCAAAGAAAGACGTTTTTGCAAACAACTCAGGTTGGGTGCGAAGAGCAGGAACTGCTGCTAGCGGTAACGATAACACAGCAGCACAAGAAGAAGTTTTAGTTGCTATCGGTGATCTAGCGGGTGCGTCATCAACTACTGGACTAAAAGCACCTACAATAACATCATGTAGATTTATTGTTGGTACAACAGCAAATACAGACTTTACAGCTAACGATGCAAACGCACAGATAGATGTAGAAGTAACTTACGATGAAGAAGTCACGGTTAATACTTCAGGTGGTACACCAACACTTGTTGTTGCTAACAATAACGCTTCAGGTGGAGGCTACGGAAACTTAACATTAACTTACCTTGCTTCAGAATCAACTGCTAACTCACTAAGATTTAGAAAGACATCTGCTGGTATTGGTAATACAGACGTATTGACAATCGGTGGTTCAAACATTGCATTGAACTCAGGTACAATCGTTGATACAGCAGACGGTTCAACTGCAGCTTCGCTTGCATTTGGGTCAGTCGGCG